TGGACAATCAATGAAGATTCTTTAAGCATCTGCCCCTTGAGCAGTCGGTTAACATCATCTTTGTTGAGATACAGGTTGTCGTGCCCCGCATTAAAAGTTCGTGTTAGTCTCATGTGTTGCGCTCCTTCAGCTTGGCTTCGATGGCTCGTTGCCATTGCCAGTAAGCGGCTGGATAGATGACCAAATATTCTTCGTCAGATGTGCGGACACGCTCTGCATCAAATTGCTTTTCGAGTTCACGCATCTCCTCATCCGTCAGTCCTACCCATTTTTTGTTTGGTTCTTCATCAGGACATTTGCAAGTTCTTGGATTGCCTACATACCAACATTCGCCACAGTCTTCGCAACAAAACTTAAACATTATTTTTCTCCTTTAGGTATTTTTCGTAGTCATTCATTAAAGATACTGCCGTTTTTCTGTCCCAGTTTGATGGGTAATACGCAACAACAAATTGCGCCTTTTCCTCATCTGTCAGTACTACCCATGTGCGTTGTGGTGTGGTGTAAAGAGGTATGGTGTATTCGCCTTCTTCACGCTCATGTTCGTCAGGACAGATTACATCAAGGATAACTCCGTCTTTTTCCATGCCCCACGCAACAGGCTCATCTTTTATTTTTAGTGCTTCTTTAATGGCGTTATGGGCCTCCCATGCGGTATCTTCATCCAGTTTATGATTGAGCCACAATTTCAACGCCTCTAATGCAAGTTTTAATGCTTCATCTTTGCTCATGCTAACTCCTTTATACGTTGTCCAATTTTCTTGCCTATCCCCCTATAAAGATTTGAAGGGTCTTTTTCTAAATCCATTACTGCTTGTCTTGCGTAGTCAATAGATCCAGGTTTCAAGGCCATTTGTGCGTAATGCTCAATAACTCTCATAAGATGGTCTTGTAACATAGGTAACAGTAATTTTCTCTCGATCAGAATTGTCGAGAGTTCCATATCTATTGAGCTTTTCGTTAATGAATCTGTTTTCAACAAGATCTCCAGTAATCAGTAGGGCTTGGTTTATTTTGTAAGCAGGTTCAAATAAACCATACTTCACATTGTTTAACACTTGATTTGCATCTTCATAGTTCATAAGTTACCTTTCTTGACTTGTCGCGTCCTTTTCACCCAAAGTCCCCCCTACCCCATAGACATGGAGTAGAAAGGAGTAGGTGCTTCACCCCTGATAAACAGGATCATCATGCTACGGATTGGATACCGTATGCCCCTCGGCCTGATGACTCGCCCAGCCGCACGGATTGTTCGGGAACTGCCCCCTAGCTTACGCATACCGTGTACCCTTTTCTTCCACGCCCTCAGGATTAAGTCTTACTATCGTGTGGAGTACGGCTATCGTGATCAGAAATAAAAAAAGCCGCTTACAACTGCATTCTGGTGGTAACTTTATCCAATATTCACTACTGATATTGGGTAAAGCAGAACGCATGTGTAAACGGCTTTAACTTCATTGCTTACCACGGCAACGATTTGCATTATACAGAAATAATCTGTTTTCTTAACTCTCTCAACTTTCTTTTTACTTCTTCAGGCATTTCTACTGCCATTTTTGATTCTTCTTCTATCTTCTTTAACGCTGGGTCTTTGTATCCCATTGTCACTGTTACTTCCACCTCAGGAATCTCAGCTCCATCCCATCTTTCTTGATTCAAATAAACCAATGGAGCAGGAATAAAAGCACCGTCTGATTTTCGCCACATATCCGTTGTTTTTAACCAAGTGACATGTTTATGGATCTGTCTCCAATGCTTATCCAAGTTCTTTGCTTTCCATTTCTTTTCGCAAATCGACTTAGATGCTTTTCTGGGCGATCTAGGCCAAGCTTGCCAAAACAGCTCAAAACACGTTTTCTCTTCCATCCTTTACCTCGCATTCAAAGTAATCATAAACGGCCTTCCTGCGGGCTATCTGCTCGTCAGAAGTCCACCATTCCCATGCAATAAACGGGTTAGGTTGAGCATTCCACTCCTCCATCCACATTTTCTTAAACTTATTCAATTGCAAGCGAGCAAGGTCCTTCTCACTCGCCATTGTTGGCCTCTCTGAACCACTGGGGTCTAAGTTCCTTTAATTGATAAAGTCTCAAAGGAGGAATCTGCTCATTCTTTTGCCACTTATAAACACAAGATGGAGTCAGTTTCAGAATTTTTGCCACTTCATACAGTGTGGCGTACTGTTTTAGTTGAGTTATTGTCATGGGAGATATGTTACTCCAAAATCTAATAGAGTCAAATACCCTAGTGTTTTGTGTGACTATTGGTTGCAATGACTATATTCCATGATACACTGACCCTGCTTTAACAAAAGGAGATCGAAATGGAAGCAAAAGAAATTGATTGGTCTAGCTTGGTAATCGTGGGTGGTACATGGGTCAATAGCGCAGATGCGTACATTGAATCAGGTCTATACATGGATGGCACTGCAATTGAAGGTGATGTGCTTGAGGAATTAACATACGAATGTGATTTGAGCCAAATGTTATATGAAAGGAATTGAAATGAAATTAAGTGAACTAATCCAGATGCTTGAAGACATGAAAAAGTTAAACAACAAAATCCTCGAAAAGGGTGATGTTCAAAGTTACTTTGATGAAATGCACGCCATTGCAGGACACATGGGCGCATTGACGTTTTACATCAGAAAAGCAAGCGAAAACGTAACTGTGGGAGTAATTGATGACACCCTATAACACTGGCAAAGTAGTGATCGGCAAAGATTACGTTAAACCCTTTGAGCCAGTACGGTTCACCAGGGATGAAGAGATCATTCAAGATCTTTTGTTGGGCAATAGGATTCCTGCTAGTCAACAGGACATGACCGTCTTGTGGGCAGTGGTGATGGCAATCGGAGCATTATTAATTGAGGTATTTAAATGAAAATGAAATTAGCACTCTCAGACTTTGCTGAAAGATACTTTCTAGAAAACGCAACTACACAGTATTGCGCTTATTGCCTTACACCTAAAGCAGGAAGACTCAACTGTTGCGAGGATATCAATTGGATATCTTTCAAGGACCTCGATGACATCACTCAAAGGGCATTGATGGAAGAGGAATATGATCAAGCCTTTGGAGTATCACGATGAGTGTAGCTAACTTACTTAAATTAAACGTCAATGAGCATACAGAAAAGAAAGGTAACCTTACCTATCTATCATGGGCTTGGGCGTGGGCAGAGGCCCTTAAAGCTGATCCTGAGGTGGTCTATGACGTTGCCGTCTTTGATGGCAAGCCCTACATGGATGTCAACGGTACTGCGATGGTGTTTGTGTCTGTCAAGATGTTCAACATCACCAGGACCTGCCAACTGCCCGTGATGGACTTCAGAAACAAAGCCATTCCCAAACCCGATGCCTTTGCCGTCAATACCGCCATCATGCGTTGTATGACCAAGTGTCTGTCGTTGTTTGGCCTTGGACTGTATCTTTACTCTGGAGACGATCTCCCCGAGGACGCACCCAAAACCATCAGCGCCACCAAGGGTGCTTTTGTTGACGATAAACAAGTATCTCAAATGCACGATGTTGCAGACGCCATCAATGAACATTTCTCAAGAGATGACATCATTGGAGCATATGAGGAAGCAATTCAGGTAACTGATTCAGAGGAGAAGACTTACCTCTGGAGTCTATTGGACTCAAAGGTTAGGTCTGCACTTAAAAAACACGGTGAATCAATCAAAGGAAACTAAATGTCATATTCACGCACCCCCACTAAAGAGTTCGATAACACCAACAGAGGATCGTTGTTCAAAAACGACAAGAAAGAAACAGACGGACATCCTGATTACAAAGGTCAGCTCAATGTCAATGGTCAAGACTTTTGGATTTCAGCCTGGCTCAAAACCAGTAAACAAGGAACCAAGTTTATGTCCCTATCTGTTCAACCCAAAGATAGACAAAGTGATCAACCCACACGCAAAGCAACTCATGTAGAAGATGATTCAGATTCGATCCCATTCTGAGGTGTCCCATGTTTAACAACATATTTGGAACAATCCCTAAATTTCTGATCCGCAAAAACGCCCCAGAAACGTCCGTAGTGGCTGGGACTACTGTAGATACCAAGACCCTTGAAGAAATCGTCTATGAGGTCATTAGAAGCCATCCTGAGGGGTGTATTTCCGATGAGGTCTTGGCAGAGCTTAATCACATGCCGTATGGGTCCGTAACAGGACGTTATGCAGCATTAAAGCGCAAGGGTCTGATAGAGACTACCGAGGAGAAAAGACTAGGTAAGGCAGGTAAACCTCAATTTGTAATGAAAGCGGTATAAAAAAAGGGGAGGACATATGAGTTCCTCCCCTAATACCCTCTTTGCAAATCAAGACAGGATGGCAACCGCTTGATTAGTTAATTTTACTCTTTCCTCTAATCCAAACAAGCCCCCATTGATCCTTCGGGTTAACCCTTCCCAATTCTCATTTTCTGCTAAATCATTGCATCCGTGTGTTTTGAAAAACCACCCTGCACTTAAAGCAGCGTACATAGGTGTGGCTACTAACTCAGGATGAGCAACCATATCTTGTTTTATAGACTGACCAAAGTGCCAGTAATTATCGTGTCCAGTTAACTGTATACATCCACGACCGTGGAATCTCCATCCATCTCCACTTTCTTCTTCCCTGTTTCCCATTCTGCCACCGTAAATTCTGTTGGCAATCTTTTGAGGGTTGTGGGCGTAAATGGCAAATTCTTCTGGTTTAAATTTGTGACCAAACAAATTCTGAAGGGTTTCTGGTCTGTAGTTAAGGTTTTCTTCCAGTGTTTTGAAATGGTTGCACTCGTGTGAACACTGTCCCACAAACGCAGCTTGGCGCTTAACATCGTTGATTCCAAACGTGGCAAAGGTTGTGGTCAAAGGTTCCACCCATTCTGGACCAATATTGAGAGCATGTAGTTTTTCAACAGTAATCATAATTGCACCAATATAAGTGTGAGCACCGCAACGATAGCACACATCAAAATAAAGAGAAATCTGTCATTCATGTTAGTGCTGAATGATGCCGTTAGTGATCACCACAGGAGGCGTTGTCAATTTACTTACTGCTGCATTCATGGTGCTCAAATCCATGCTTAAAACACTGTTATATGCTGCGCTTTGAGCTGTTAAAGCGTTGGATACATTTGTCGTATTGGAAGCTGCCATGTTGGTCAGGGCATTGGCTGTTGTTGTGTTTGCGGAGTTCGCCAAAGTTGTCAAGCTGGTTGTAGCGCCATTTGCTACGCTCACAATCCCTGCATTGGAATTAGCTGCCATAGAAGCTTGATTGTTTGAACCAGTATTAGCAATAGAAGCAAACGTACCATTAGTGCTGATAGCAGTTGCAGTAGCATTGTTAGACTGTGTGGTAGCCACTTTAGCGTTTTCATAAATACCAAATCCTTGTACAGCAGTAGGAAGCAGTAAAGATGCCCACTTTAAAGCATCGTCACCAGAGTTTCTAGGTGCATCAATTTTCTGTTCTTGAGCACCACTCATTACACCCATTTGCATAGACATTACGGCTGCCACAGAAGATGCAGGATCTCCTTTTTTAACTACTTCAGCCAAAACAGCATATCTTGCTTTTTCAGCTTCTGCTTTATAACGTGCGATAGTAACTTGGGTTTCTGAATACTTTTGATAATCTGCATTTGCACACGCAGACAAAAGAGTAACGATTGCCAAAGGAATTGCTAATTTAATCATCTACTTTCTCCATTAAGGTTTGCCTTACTTCGTTGTAACTGGCGATACAGGCGTTGAGGGAACGGATGGCTTTGTCTCCGTCTGCGGTGATGGCGATAAGATTTGCAGAAGCCTGTTTGTCAAGTTCGGCTCTTGCGGTTGAATCTCCGTTGGCAGTTCTGGAGGAGTCGGAGGAACATACACTATTGGAGGAGAGGGGGATTGACAAGCGCACAGACCCAGACTGCACGTCAGAAGTGAGCTTGCTAATCTTAACTTGAGCTTCATCATTTGCCTTTCTTAATGCTGATGCCGTGGCATTTACCTTGGCATTTAACTCTTGTTCTTTTTTCCTAGCTTCGTCATTAGCTCTTGCAACTTTTGCCACAGCTTCATCGTAGCATTCTTGATATCCTGCATGGTGACCATAAAAATAAGCTCCTATAACAGCGGTTAATGCCCCCAGAATCATCCAGGGATTGAACATACTAAACATTTGAAGCCCTCGCTTGTGCCATTCTCTCCCTCTCATGGTCAGCCTCTAGCGTTGGAGGCGCCTGAGGAGCAGGTGGTGGAGTCCATCCAGAAGATGGAGCCATCATTACCACAGGAGCAGGAGGAGGTGGAGGGGGTGCTACATAAGCATCTTTTCCACTTTTTACATTGTTCATCATTGCTGTAGCTTCGTTGGTCAACCCCTTGGTCATAATGCCACCAACACCACCCACAATCAGCAAAACAATGTCGTTCAACATCTTAGTATATGCTTGGTCAATAGGAGCCATTGCTTTGATGGGTTGTGTTACAAAAGTAACAGAATACAACAATGCCATGACAATAAATGCCAAAATTAATGTCACTACAATGACAACAAAAGCCCTGACACGGGCTTCTATTTCATCGGCAGACAGGCGTGGCTGGTTGCTGGACAGGAGTGCTACTAACAGATCCTTCAATTTTCTTCTCCAAAACAGGGGCTATAAGATATTCAGGACAGTCCTGGTTGAACTCACAACGGGGTTTTTGACAACGTGCTTCACCAAAATGATCAGGATCCTGACAATAGTACCTGTATCTATCATCACATCCTGCAAAAACTATACATATACAAGAACATATATATAAAAAAATGCGTTTTTTGATCATTTCTCTAACCTTTTCAATGCTTTATCAACCCTAATTAAAGCCGAATTGATTTCAATGTACATCCAAGCCTCTAGGGGCAAAATCAAAAGAATCACAACCATAAAGAAGGCAATCAGAAATTGTGCCATCGAGTCAGACTTAGGATCAACCCCCATGTCCACAGAAGTATCAGCAGAGTAGTTAGAGAAACCGCCACTCGATTGCGGAACTGGTCTGCCTTTTGCTCCCGTAGCCATTGTGCTCTCCTTTTAGCCAGTAACTCCTCTCTTCGTGCCAATGCTTGTTTAGTTGCAATATCGCCAATGGTGTGGTTTACCCTTGTATACAAGTCTTTTAGTTCAATAGGAACGTGATAGACCATATAGTCAGATAGCTCACTGTTTAGCTTTTCCATTTGAAGATTAGCAATTACCAACTTGATGGCAGTCTCTTGACCTTCCTCATCACTTTGGTGAAGTGCCATTTCTTCTTGTTCTTTAACATAATTCTTTAGACCGTTATAGGCTTGAAAGAACTTTGTTAAAGCCTCTGCTACTTGTGCGTAGATCAGATTTTCATCAAACTCAGGTGGTGGTTCCTTTTTCTTTTTCTTTACTGGAGCCAAATCCTGTTTGGGTTCAACAACTTCTTTTTTATTAAAGATAGAAGTAAGAAATCCAAATAATCCATTCGCTGTCTTCTTAACTTCCTTGACATCTTTAATTACTCCATCAATCTCTTTTTTGGCATCGACAATGATCTGCCTACCCTCTTTGTACATCTCACAGGAGTCCTTAATAAGTTTAAAGGCTCCTGACGCAAGTGCAACAAGGGTAAACGGGTCAATTTCACTTTCCTTTGAAGGTCTGCCACATCATGGCTATAGCGCTGACAACAGCAGCCAACCATAGAATTGGAGTAGAAAGCTTACCTATGAATCTACAAACATTGATGAAACCTTCTAGATTCTTAGCAATCTCGACAAGAACCTTAGTATTGTCATCAATTTCGATGACTTTTTTCTCTACTTCGCAAAGGCGTTCGTAGATTTGCTCATGGGTTACTTGTGAAGTTTCCATCATTTGGCATTCCTATAAGGGCTTCCAAGCAATTTAGCTTGACGTTGTGCTTCTAGTATTCTGGGAGGTAAAACAGGCGCTCCTGCGTTCTCCATGTGTGTTGCAAAGGCCAATGGAATTGCAGCTCTACCCAAGGCGCTGGATGCCAAATCAACTCCACCCATTCCTAAATCAGTATAGTCTCCAGTTTCTTTTCCGTGTTGATAAGCATGGTAAAGGCCAAGAGCACCTAATGGCAATCCAGCCATAGCCGCCATTTCGCCTAAGCTAGCTGCACCTTTTATGTAATTAGGAACATGTGGTTCTCTACTGAATGTTCCACCTTTGCCTTCAGAAGTAACTTCAGGTCCTTTTAACCTACCTTCTTTTACTGCTTGAGTAACATCTTTATAGGTTTGATTGGTTCTACCAAATTGATGTAACCAGTTTTCTTCAGCTTCTGGACCCATTTGGCCTTGATACCAATTCCATCCACCTTTACCAATTACATCACTACCTTGTTTGTTTTTATATTCTTTAGTTCCACCTTTTTTGGTTTTAAATTCCATGTAATTAGGAATACGGCCTTCAGGAATTACAGCGCCTTCTTTAGTTAAACCTTTTTCAAGTTCTGTTTTTACTTTTTCTTCTGGTGTTTTTGAAGCTTCAGATACATTTGCTAAAGTGTCTGCTTCTTGTGGACTTGTATCAGATGTAATTCCTGCATTTGGAGCGATTATCGCATCTTTGATTTGTGGAGTTTGATCAATGATTTTTTGTTGCGCTTGACGTGCAGCAATCTGTTTTTTCCTTGCCATTTCAGCAGGATCATTGATAGGCTCAAGTGCAGGTGCATTTTCAACAACACTTAACTTCGGCTTATTTAAGCCAGTACGTTCATTAGGAATACCAAGAACATTGCTGATAGGCTCGGCTTCACTGATCAAATGAGGCATACCTTGAGCTGTATTTAAAACCTTTTCTGCATTGGTTCCAATATGTGCTGTCTCAGGCTCTAAAGTAGGCTCAACACGACCATTAGATGCTTGTTTATTGACATCCATTTCAGATTCAATGCGTCTGATATCTCTTTCAGCAGTAGACTTAGGCTTATTGCTTAAATGCTTCCCTATCAAAGCAGTAGCACCCAATCCTGCGGCAATCACGCTAGGCAAAAATGCGTCTGACTCAACAAAGTCATGCATGTGTTTTTTAAGATTTAGTTGATCAAGAGGATTGGCGGCTTGAGGAGCACCAACTGTTTCTTGAGCATTCTTTACATCTTTGGCTAATTCTGTTGTGCTTACGGGCTCTGGAACATTTAAAACCCCAGGCTTTAAGGTAGACATCAAATTGCTAGGCAAAGGTCCAAGATCAACAGAACCTTGATTTCTTTTAGGAGGTGCAATAGGGGCTTCTTTAGTGACTTCCTTTGCAGGAGCCTCTTCTTCCCAAGTATCATAATCACTCATTTACATACTCCTTGGTTCCGTCTTTTCTGTAAACCATTGGTCTATTTGTTTTAGGGTCAATAGTGATATCGCCCTCTTTAAATTCTCTGTTTACTTTACCGTTTTTGGCTTTAATATTTTCTATGTTTGTATCATAGTAATTATTAATTCCTCTAAAACGCTTAGAGTTAAACCATTCTTGCTGAAGTTGTTCAGTAGGAGGCAAATTACCTCTGTACCTTTGAATTTGAAAATCCAAGAATGATTGGTAAGCAGAAGCCAAAGCAGCAAGTTTTTGAACTTCATTTGCCTTAATCATTACGCTTTGTCTGCCACCCAACAAAGGATCTAAATGCTGAGTAACTCCAGATGCTCCAGGAGGAATTACACCAGCGTTAACCATTTGAGCATATTGATCTTCAACAGTTTGATTTAAAGCAAGATATCTTTGTAAATCCATGAACTGTTGTGGAGTTTCAGCGCCCCCACCAATATAAGCATTAATGGTGTCTCTTAATTGCTGTTGAGTTTGTGCAGATGAACCAGAAGAAACTGATGCGCCAGCAGTAGCATTTGCACTGCTTGTAGCTTGATTGGTAGAGGATGTTCCTAATGCACCACCTGCATTGGCCCCAAGGCCTGGAGAAGGAGCAGCGCCTGGTATAGCAGGATTTCCACCAGCAGCAGGTACAGGAGGAACGCCTTTGGTTCCACCTAAACCTAAATCTAACCCAGCGTTTAGATTTGCTGTTGCGCCTTGTGTGCCAGTAGCACTACCACCTCTAGATGCACCTTGTTCAGCATTAGCTCCAGTAGTATTTCCAACGTAAGCGTTGGTAGCTCTTAATAAATCAAACTTTTCTTTTCCAGTAAGTTTGGCAACTCGGTCAAGAAAACCGTTGTCTTTATTGGAAACCAACTCTTTAAGTTGTGTTGCATTGTTATACAACTGGGACATCTGTCCTGCCATTTTTTGGGCAGTGACGTTTTGTTCCATGATGGAAGCAGGAATTCCTGTAATGGCTTTTTTGGCGTTTTCAGAAGCACCTTGATAGACTTTATCTTCTGTAGCAGTTCTGTCAGATGGGCTAATGAAATAACCACCCCTAGCTTCAATGGCATCTATTTGTTTAGGATCAATTTGTTGCAACTGACCATTTTCATCTTTAACAAACATTTTGCCAGTCCAACCTCTAGCGTTGAACTGCTTAATGGCTTTACCAAAAATAGGTGAATAGGCTTCCTCTTCGTGTGTAGGTCCACCGTTATAAGCTTTCCATGCACTATTGTAATCATGGTTTAACAGTGAGAAAAGTACACCATCCCATTGTGTTTGTGTATTGATATGCGCTGTTTCGTCTGACTTTGTTTTGTCAGTAACATGCTTGAGCATTTCAAACTTATTCTCAACAGTTGGACTTTGAAAATAGTTTTTACTTGCATCCAAGAATTCCATAGCCTTCTTGTGATCAGGCTTGATAGGTTCTTCTAGAGACTTATCTACACTTTGTGTTGTAAATTGTGGTTTTGGATCTTGTGGAATGATTGGGGCAGGAGGAGGAGCTTCCTCTAGCTTACTAGATATATCTACATTTTTAACAGGAGGAGCAACACCCAAGTCCACCTTGTCCAATGGTTTTAATTCTCCATCCATGATTGCTCCTTGTTACCAATTCGCATCAAACGCAGCAGCATTCGATGTTTCATTGTTTGTCAAACCAAAATTACTTGCAGGGGTGTTATACGCTTGTATAGCACCTTGAATGTTTCCAGACATCACATTAGATCCAACTGAACTTAACTTGTTGTATGTGTTTTTAACAGGAGCAACAGCTTGATCATACATTTGTGAAAAAGATGTAGGAACTTGCGAACTAAATTGTTGGCTAGGAGGGGCAAAACCAGTTGTTATGGGTTTGCCAAAATTTTCTTTTCCAGTAGTTCTATCAAACCCTGAATAAGTGGCCCAATCACCATAAGATGATGGAGAAGAAAATTGAAATCCTAAATTACTCATATTGAAAATCCAAATTGAGAACCAGTTCCAGAAGTAGTAGTTCCTTGAGTGCCTGTAAAGTTCGGAGTAGCACCTGAAGGAGTACCGTAAAGAATGTTAGCTAAACTACTGTACAAGGACATCGGAGCATTAGCAGCGGTAATGCCTTGACCTGCATTTGCAACCGCTTGGTTTGTTCCTGCCAAACCTAGTTGTCCTGCATTTACAGCAACATTACCTGCATTAACTCCACTGTTTAATAAGTTGGAATACAAGCCTCCAGCATTGTTGATGTTTGATGACCCAGTTCCATATAGACCTGAGTACAAGCTTCCTGCTTGTCCCATAGCTCCTTGTCCAGCACCAAGCAAAGCATTGGCAGCATTGTATTGTTGCTGTTGGATTCCTGCCTCAGTTTGGGCGGCTACACTTCCCAACATTTGGTTATTCAAAGCTTGAGTTTGTTGATTAGCTAAAGCATTCCTTGATGAATCCAATTGCCCTGCACCTGCAAATCCTGCATTCATTCCTACGTTGGCTTGTTGGGCAGCATATTCAGCAGGAGCCAAAGCCCCTTGAACTTGTTGTTGCTCGTATTGAGGACTAAATAGGTTTTGTAATGCTCCTGCTCCAATATTGGTCAAATTAAGCCCGTAAGCATTTTGCTGATTGGCAACATTACTAGTTCCAGACAAACCAGTTTGACCACCCGCACCACCTAAATAATTCAAAGCGCCAGTTGCACCTTGTATTCCAGAACTCCCTGAATTTTCAGCGTTTCCTGCAAAATTTGATGCATTTAAGGCAAAATTATTGGCAGCGTTTGCCACTGCGTTTGATGTTCCTTGCGAGGTTTGCGCTTGGTTGTAAGTATTAAGCGCAGCATTATTTAAATATGGAGAGCTTTGGTTATATACATCTTGTGCGCCAGAAATTGCGGTTTGGTATGCGGGGAGAAAAGTTCCTGTAAACGCTTGAGTCTGTGCGGCAAGAAGTTGTTGTTGTTCAGGAGAAAGGGTTGTAGTTGTAGTGCTAGAGCCTCCACCACCGCCCAAATCCAAAGCGTAAAAAGCAGGAACGATTCCAATAAACTTATAGAAATTCTTTAATTTAAACACTTAAATGCTCCTTACGATATTCATCGAATCGTTCAAAAAATACTGCTTTCCACATGTCTGGTAGATATTCCTTTGCTTTCTCAGATCCTACACAAACAAAAATTGAATAAGCCAAAATATTACCCATTGCATATCTCAATGAATGAGATATTTCAATTCCATGTTCGTCTTTTTCTCTTTCAAAATGGTTGGCAGTTTCAAACCCTGAAACCACAGTTATCCACATTGGAATGATCTGATATTGAATTTGTCTATAAAAGTTATTCATAGGCAAATATATCAAACACATTGAAAAAGCCTTGTTGATCTGGTCTTCAGTGACTTCCTTGTCTTTGTCTACCAAATCATCCCACATGTGAGCAATAAAAACAAACATGTTCAACATGTCTAAAGCGTCTTTATTGCCTCCAAACCACTTTAGTCTTTCAATAGTAACCTGATCATTGTTGTCCATTTTGCACGTTTTTATTGGGTTGACCCATCATGGGTTGACCTGAAGTTGCAGAATTCGTTACATTCCCTTTGCCCATAGGCATATTGGGAGTTTGTTGCATTTGACCGTTATTGGATTGAATCGTAGGGTAAACAGGAGGATTGGGATTTTGCATCCCAGAAGCTGGCTGTTGATTTTGTAAAGATGCACCCATATCAATCCTTTTTCTGAATTTTAGCTAGTTTTTTGGCTATTTGCTTGCCTTTGTAGGTCCACATAATGCCATAAATCACTATTTCTGTAGGTTCCTGTAGGCTTGTCAGGGGCCCATGTTGTAGGGGGACCATTCAATTCTTCGTAATCAGCGCCTACAACTAAAAATGTTTCAAATTGTTGACCAATAACCCAATTGCCATTGCTATCTTTTTTGCCTACCAAAAAGCGAACTTGATATCCTGCCACTTCTTCTAGGCTAGAAATGTCTTCAGTAACAGTTTGAGTAGGAATAGTAGTTGTTCTCATGTTTATGTCCAAACAGGAATAAAGTAAAGGGTTGAATTGATGTAAACTTGAATCCAAGTGTTACTTGAATTAAAACCAGGCTTATTGGTGGCATTAAAAGTTGCCACTCCTGATCCAGTAGAAGATCCTACGTTAAAAGTAAGTTGATCAGAAGTTGCTCCAACCAAAGTTTGTGCATATTGAGCATATAGATTGGTTACCAAACCGCTATTATTGGTCCCCATGATGCCATTTGAGTAAACACCATAACCAGTTCCCGTGTTTTGACCTAAAACCCCAGAATTACCAGTTGTTCCGTATCCTACAACTCCATTAGACCCAGTACCTTGGACACCGTTTACACCAGTACCATTAATACCTATGCCATTGGCTGATTGACCTAAAACAGCATTACCAGATCCTGTGTGATTTGCATAAATTGCATTTCCTCCACCTGATTGCGTATTCCAAGCTCTTAAACCACCAGATGAAATAAATGTACTTTGAGTAAAAGCATTAATTCCATAATCAACTGAATAATTGTTGTTGGCAACAATGGCAGATGTTCCATAAGTAGGAATTGTGCTTGAACCGTTAAATACACCTGTTCCTGTAATATTGATGTTGGATCCACCATTGATGTTCAAATTGGATCCGTTGAACACAATGTTATTTGATGAATTACCTATACCAAATATTCCAGAGGAATAAATAACAGCGCCAGAGCCAGTTAATGTGCTTCCACTAACCGCAGCAGTATTTGATTGAAATGTGCCAGTAACTGTCAAATTACCAGTATTAGTCGATAAAGCTGAAAGATTGCCAACTTTAAAGACAGATCGGTACGGAACTCCCCAAATGATATTTCCACTTGATGGGTTATATATGCCAGTTGTTTGCCATAAATTTTGTCCTGTAGACAAAGTTGGAGTTCCATAACTCCATGTTACTCCTGTACCCCATGATCCTGTTGGAGGCAAAGAGCCAGAACCAGTAGTAGTAATGGTGTTTGGCGTTGAATTAAGGGTAAGGCTAGTCGCTGTGTAAGCCGTTACTGCTGTTGCCCCAGTACTGCCAGCGTATCCAAAAGGAACAACACTAGCACTTGACCAATTGAAAGAAGTCGTTGTTGCAGTAACAGAGTCAGTAATTGTTACAGTTGCTGAAAATAATGTGTACCCAGCACTTGGTGAATCTGATATTGTTGCATACCATCCTGTTGGCACAGAAGTAACAGATCCATCAGCCCATATATATGTTGATGATCCAGTTATCGTTGGGATTGTTGATGCCCATTGGTAAACAATAGCAGTACCACTTTGTTGACCATTTGTGCCTGGTGTGCCTTGTGCGCCATTTTGAGATATGGATGCTATTGCATATCCTGATGACCAATTAACTGTGGTTGTCGCTGTTCCAGCAGGAGCAGTAATAGCAATTGAAGCTTCCCACAAATAAGTGTTAGGCGTT